GAAGCTGGTCCGGCTCTGTCGCGTTGAACGTGGTGGCGACAGCGCCATTGGCCCACGTCAGGCGGCGCTTGGATGGCTCATAGAGCGGGCGCTCGCTTTCCGGATAGACGGACAGGATGCCAGAGACGCCCTCAACCATGACGTCACGGGCGTCGGCTGCTGTCTCGCCGATCAGAGCGATACGCTTGTAGCCCTTGGCTACGCATTCCTTGACCCATTCGGCCCCGGTGCGGGTCTTGCCCCAGCCACGGCCTGAGAGGATCAGCCAGATATCCCAATCACCGTCGGGGCTGATCTGTTCGGGGCGGGCGAGGAAGTCTCGCCAGTCATACAGCAGGGCGGCTTGTTCGGCTGGCGTCAGCTTGTCCACGATGGCGTTGCGTTCATCGCGCGGCAGGGCGGCCAGGCGCTCGGCTACGCTCTGGGTCATTTGCTGGTGATCTGGTCAAGCAGGGATTTGACACGCTGGCCGGCGATGCCGTGTTCCAACTTCACCGGTGGCAGTTCGTCAGAACCGGCGATGACTTGGGTTGCCTTGCCGTATCCGCGATCAATCAGTTCTTTGATCGCCATGACGCGGGTGCTTTCGTTCTCGCTGCCCGAAGCTTTCGATAACCCAGCAAGGCGGGCAAGCTCTGCGATGGCTGCTGGACCGTAGGAACGGGCAAGATCGCGGATCTCAAGGCTGACCTTGTTGGGCGTGCCCTTCTGGCGTCCGCCTCTTCGCTCCCCCGGTGCTGAACCTTTCCCCGCCATTGCTTTCTATCGCTAGTTTTGCAACTGGTTCGCAATCACTTGCGCTTCTTCGCAGTCTTCGCCGCCGCCTTGAATGCCGCAGCGGAAGGTGCGCCCTTGGTTCCGGGTTTGCGCATGGTGTCGCCGCGTGCGCGCTTGGCGTGGATGTTGGCGTAGAGGCCGGGTTTATTCGCCATCGAAAAACACCTCTATCGGATCCGGAATGTCGGCGTTGTGGTACTCGTGCCCTATCCAGAGTTCAATCACGACGCGTCGCGGATTGTCAAGCAGGATGGCGGTTGCCTGTGGCCATGACCGGGTCGGCTTGAACGTCTTGCGGAACGCTGCGGTCCACATCTCGGCGACGGCCTGGCAGGCTGTTTGCTCTATGAGGCGTTGGGCTTTGCGCCGGCGCAGGTCGGTGATGTCCAGTTCGCGAACTGTCTCGATGACGTGGCCCACGATGGCTTCGATAAAGGCATCATCGACGATGTGGGGATAGAACAACCGCTGGACTATGGATGCGTGCATGGGGAAGGACCCGCCAGAGCTAGGGTTCAATCTACTCTGACGGGTTGGACCCCTTGCGTGTGTAGGGCACGCTTGAGAAATCTACCTAACTCGCCTCGTCTGTCAACGTCACGGACGCCATCGCCTTGGCCTTGGCACGCTCGAGCAGGTACAGGATCACGCCGACGTCGCTTGTGCTGGACGTGATCCATTCTGCGCCGTCCATATCGAAGCCGAGGACGATGGCGCTGGAAAGCTTGCCCTTGGCTGCGGCGAGGATCGCGTTGGCTGTCGGGCTATCAAAGCTCACCACGCCCCACTATCCGCGCCGTTGGTGATCGTGGCCTCGACACGGGTGACATCAATGTCCGCTGGCGTCGGCGGCTCGGCGCGTGCGGATTGCAGGGCCATGTCGGCGGCGTGCAAGCGTGCCTGGGCGTCTGATAGATTTACTGTAGCTTGGCTCATACGGGTGTCTGCCAGGATTTGGTCCACGCGGGCATCGTCGCGAGCGCCGAACGCTCGGCGGACTGCGGCGCTTGCTTCACGGAATTCTGCAACGGCTTCGGCTTCGGTCATTGGGTGGTCTCCTCTCGTGTCAGGCGAACGTTGTGCATCAGACGCAAAACGTGGTCAACCCTCTCCGGGTTCGTAAACGCGTTCTTGCACGCGGACGACAATCATCTCGCCCGGGCGATCGAAGCGTGACAAGTCGCCAAGTTCCGCCTCGGCTGCTTTGCGGTCAAACGTCCTGCGGTTCTGCTTCGTCACAAAGGCGACTGCCATGACGCCCACGGCGTCCATCTCGCCGGAAACTATCCCGTCTCGCAGGATAGCCTCGCGCGCTTGCAGCGCCTTGATCTGGTCTCGGACTGACTTGAGTTCGTCGGCTGGTTTCAGGTTGGTGGTCATCGTTTTCGCTCCATCGATTAAAGAAAGAATTTTCCTTCCTGTTGTGTTGCCCCGGACCGGGTGTTGCTTCGGACCCCCCTATAGGGGTCCCCGAAAGTAGCAACACACCTCCCGGCTTCCGCAAAACAAAAGCAACACGAGGCAACACCTAGCAACACCCCCCCTTAAGCCATTGAAAACATTAGACATGGGTGTTGCTTTCTGTTTCCAACACATACCAAAGCTTGGCACCTTCAGCCTCTTTAGCATAAACGTGCTTTGAAACAGCCAGATCGGCAAGGATTAGCTGCACTGTCGGCCTTTTGAGGCCTGTTTCCTCAACCAGCTCTTTCACAAATTTAGGCCCCTCTGCCAGCAGCGTGAGGACGAGACGGGCTGATTTGGAGTGGGGCTTGCTGGCCGCCTTGGCGTCCTTTCCGCCCTCGTCCTGGTCGCGCAGCACGGGCAGCAGGGACGACATCAGCAGCCCTGTTTCGGGGTGCGTTACCTCGACCTTGACCAGTTCCACGGTCATGGGTTTGGGCTCGTCGGAATGGCGTGCGGCGGTGCATTCAATCCGGCATATCTGGGTCCCTTCGGTGCGGGTAATCCTGAACTCATTGTCCACGGCCCCCAGCAGGGCCGAGGAGCCGCGTGCGCCCTTCTCGGCATCCTTGCCGCTGTGGTGGACGATCGCGATATGGGCGCGCGTGTGAGCTCGCAGCGTATCAACCGCCTGGACGAAGCGTGTCATGTCCTGCGAGGAGTTTTCGTCTCCCGGCCCGAAGTGACGGTTTAGGGTATCTATCACAACCAGCCCCGGCCTGACCGGCAGGCTGTCGATCGCTGCAAGCGCATTTGCGAGGCCTTCCGGGGTGCTCAATGGCACGCCCACGGGGATGGTCCAGAACCGCGCCTGACGGCCCTCTGATCGCTTCGACAGCCAGACGTGGACGCGATACTTGAAGGTGCCCATGCCTTCCCCGAGGAGATACAGGACCGGCTGCTGGATGACGGCATTGCCGCGCCATTTGACGCCGCAAGCGACACTCAAAGCCATGTCAAGCACGTTAAAAGTCTTGAACGTCTTGGCGGGGCCATACCAGACCGATGCCCCGTCATCGATCACCCAGCCGTCAATGATCCATGTGGGGTCAGGAACGGACAGCAGGCCGGGGATATCAAGGATGGGCAGGCGGGGGCGTACAGGCTCCGTGGGAGCCGCAAGGAAGCCCGCGACGTCGAACCCCTCGGCCACGGCGTCGGCGGCGTCCCAGCCGTCAGGCTTGCCCGCTGGCGGGGTTATCCGCCTGACCAGACAGCCAAGGGCAGCGAGTGGCCCAGATAGTTTGTCCATCAACAAAGCGCCGGGCGCGTCAAAATCGGGCCATAACACGACCCGCTTGCCGGCCAATGGCGTGAGGTCGGTTTTTTCGATTGTGCTGTTCGCCCCGCCCATCAGGGTAGTTGCATCGACGCCAATGCTTGCCAGGGCATCGACGCACTTCTCGCCCTCGACAATTACGACAATATCGGACGCATGCCATCGCTCTAAGCCATACAGTGGCCGTGGGGATGGCATGCCGCCCGGCACGGCGAAAGTCTTCTTGCCGTTGGACAAGGCCCAGCGGTTGACGTCGCAGACCTTGCGGCCTGCCTTGTCGCGGTAGACGTATTTCGCCTCGAGCACCCTGTCGGGTTCGGGCTCTACGGGCCTGGCGGCTTCGACTTCGTGGCGCACGATTGCCCGCGGGGCGGGTGTCCCGCCTGCCCATGCGTCACACTCTGCGAGGATCTGCGCGAAGTCGCGGGCAACGTCGAGGTTGTGCGCCACCGCGTACAGTCCAAAGACGTCACCGCGATCGCCTGTGGCGTGATCGATCCAGCGGCCGGCGGTGTCGTCGGCCGTGAGGCTGATGGACAGGCTGAGGCCTTTGGAGCCGGACACGTCCCCGATCCGGGCATCCTTTGGCCCCATGACAGCGCGGGGGTACAGGTAGCGGACGAACTCGCGGACCCTGCCTTGCAAAGCCCGGTAGACCCGCTCCTTTCGGATCGAGGCGTCTTCAAAAGCGGGTATCCTTGCCGCGTCGTTGAAGTCCAACATGGCTTACCCCCAGCAGCGTTTACGGAAAGGGCAATCCTTGCACAGCCAATATGTCTCGTCATCCGTGCATCTGGCCCGCAGGCTTCCTGCGCGTGTGTCTGCGATGATCCCGGCTGCGCGGTCTGATGCTGCCTGTGCGCGTTCGCGGTCGAATGGGACCAGCTCTAGGTATATTTCCATCGTGTCTGCATTGGTCGCCTGGAACAGCGCGGGCGAGGTGAGGTCGAGATACGCCTGATACAAAGCGACCTGATCAGCGTATTCCGGCTTGGCCTTGGCGAGCCCGTGCTTGGAAATCGTGGCCCATGACTTTGCACCCAGCGCCTTGTGCTCCCACAGCATGGGGTATTGGTAGCCGTCAGGGCCGCTCTTGATGACCCGATCGACGTGCCCCCGGAATGCCCCGCTGGCCACTGAGAAGCCTATGGGCGCCCCGTCCTTGCCTGTCTGCGTGAGGCGGAACCCTGCGTCTGACAGCCAGACAGCGGCCATGCTTTCCATCATGTGCCCCCGCTGGAATATGCGCAGGGTTTTTGCCGAGAAGCGCCAGCCTTCATCGTGAGGCTCGCCCATAAACTCATACTGTATCTTGCGCTCACAGGGCGAGCCGATCGAGGATGCGCCGACATAGGTACGCCGCTTCTCGGCTGGTGGTGGCAGCCCGTCGATAAGCGCATGGATGGCGGCAACGTCTGCGGTTCGTGTCATGGTGGTGGGGTTCAGATCGATCATTTGCGCACCTGTTGCTTGACGGGGTCCGGATCGCCTGGCTTTCGCCGGGCGTAGGCGTTGCACTGCTGGTGATGCGTGTCGCGCACCATCCTAAAGTGCGGTGACGCCTCGCCCTTGCATTGTGGTCGAGGCATCCGCTGCAGCCAGACGCAGCCCTCGCATGTCGTGTTCTGCTTCTGGATGTGCGCGGACGCGGCTGCTTGTGCCGAGGCGTCGCGAAAGACGCGGGTTCGTGTCTGTGTCATGCCGCACGCTCCTGTAGGATTGCGCGCGACGCCAGGCGCTGGGCGACACGGGCGCAGATCATGCCAACACGTTCGGCCGTGAGCGGATCCGTCTGCGCCTCAATGCGCCTGCGGGCGTAGATTACGGTTGTATGATCGCGGCCCCCAAACAGGTTGCCAACCTGCGTGGTACTCTTGCCGGTCTTCAACGCCAGGAACATTCCGCAGGCACGCCAGTGTGCGAGGTCTGCGAACTTGCGGTCTCCCGTAAGCTCGTCGATTGAGTAGTGCGAGGCGTCAGCCGTCGCGCCGATGATGTCGGAAATAGACGGTGTCATGCTGGCACCCTTTCTTCTGATGTTGGATCCTCAAGCGTCTGCATGCGGGTATTCTCGATCGCCTCGTGAGCGATGGCAAAGAGCATAGCGGCGTCCACCTTCGACCATTTGCCGAGCGGTTCCTCCCAAGGCAGGCCAGACGCCTTGTCGGCAATCAAAGCCAGCGCCGCCTCGGCAAAGCCGATTGTCATCGCGTCAGGCGAGCCGATCTTGGGCGTCCCGCGGCGCGTGGCCCAGTTGCAGGTCCGTGCCTGTATCCACGTGTTGATTGACGTAAAGGCGAGGAACCACGCCTCTTTATCGGTCATTGCATGCTCGCGTTCGCCAAGCATGCGTTTGAGCGTGGCGGCCGCCGCAACGGTCGCCAGGTTGTCTGGATCATCTGTCATTGTGTGTACCGCTTGGGGGCCGGTGTTACCCGACCCCCTGCCCGGTCAGCCCCACGCCGGGCGGCTGGAGGGTTTGGCTGCCGCAGGCTTGGCAGCGGCTGTCTTGATCTTGGCGGGCTTGAAGCCGGCGTATTCGGGGTCATCCACCGCCACGGCTGCGATGGTGTTCTTGTCCTTGCCCTTGACGGTATCGCCGCTGCGGCCATCGACATAGTCCGATCCGGCTTCAATGCCGAAGCGTGCAACGAACGCCAGCCCGGACAGGTCTTCCCAGTCTGATATCTTGCGAGCGGCCATAGCTTCTGCGCTGTCGTCAGTGGAGCTGATGCCGTAGGCGCTTTCAAGGATTGAGCGGATCAGGGAGCGGGTGATTGACACCATCTTGTTGTGACCGTCCGAACCGTTGCCGGCGATGCCTGCCCACTTCCAGGCCTTGCGGCCCTTGTGTGGACCGGCGGTGATTGTCACCTCGAGGTCGAGGCCTTGCACGCGTGCGTCCTTGCCGGATGTCTTGATGCCGCGCACCGTGATGACGGCTGGCGCAACGGTGCCATCGGGGATCGGGCTGCCAGAACCACCGGAGCCGGTTGCAACTTCTGCTGTGTTGAAATCGAATGAAGACATGATTGAAATCCTTATTTGAGGAGCTTGGCGAACAGGTCGCCGAGGTGTGGTTTTTCCATGAGTGCGAGACGTCCGGAGCGGTCTTTCGCGGGGAAGCCCCATTCGTTTTCGGGCCCCGTGATGAACGCCCGGAATGGCTCGCCATCTTCCGGGCGGATGATCGCAAATGTGATCACCTCATCCACGATCCCAGGCATCTCGCGGCCGGTCTTGCTGCCATCGATCTGGATCGACCACGTCTTGCGTCCGAAATCGTCTTCATCCTCGTTAAGCAGGCAGACGAACACGACATTGCGCGTGCGCGCCTGTTGCAGGCGCTTGATCCATCCGATCATCTGGCGACCGAGGAGGCCGTACATTGAGCGGGTGTCCTTGTCGCCCTTGGCAGTCATGGCTTCGGGCTGGGTCTCGCACCACGCCATGCAGAGGCGAGCGGCTTCGGTGATGCTGTCGATGAATACGGTCTGGTATTTATCCAACGCCTCGGCATCACCAAAGCGATCGCAGACGGCATCATAGTGCTGCTGGCCGTAGAGATCGCCGGGTCGCACGTTGGTGTTAGGGCCGGCGAGGAAGCACGCGAGGTCGCGGCATTCCTGCCACGTTTTCGGGCGCAGTTCGTCCACCGGCACATCCGAGACGGACAGGTTGCCCGCTTCGAGGTCGATGAACAGCACGCTTTCGGGATCAAGTGTGCGCAATAGTGATGTCTTGCCGACGCCTGGCGGCCCGACGATGAGAAGCTTGACGCCCCTCGTTTCGGACATGCGTTCGTCGGCTGTGATGATGGATAATCCCATCGTCTCAGCTCCTTACTTTTCTGACTTCTTACCCTTGCTCTGCGCGAAGGCAGGCGGTGGAAGGTAAGGAGCCGTGCCCCTGCTTATTCGAGCCGCTAAGGCCTTAGTTCGCAGGCTTCCACCGCTTGCTCAGTGATCCCCGTTGCGGGGGAAATCTCGACAACGAGCCTAGGCTCATCGCTCCAGAATTTACGCACGGTCAGGTCCACGACCTGCACGTCATCGTGCCAGCATACACCATTGAGTGCGTCCAGCGCCAGCTTGGCGAGGTTGTCGTTGTCTGGTTTTTTCGTAGGGCGCTGAATGTTTG